GACGAGTAATATAAGCACAAGCTTCATCAAAGCAATATGCTGTATATGGGTCAACCAAGTCTAACAAAGAACTAGGGCGACAACGATAAATATTTGCCAACCCTAATACATTAAGAATCTTTTTACTCTTTACGAAAGGGCTCTAACGCTTTGACACCTACCTGCGTATAATTGAAGATAGCCATTACTTGGTCATCAGAAAGGGCCATTCCTGCTTCCTTAATCTGCTGAAGCGTAGGCTGAATAAGACTCGCTTCACAAATGATTTCACAGATGTCATATACATCAGAGAGCATATTCTCATTATCAGTATCCATACCTGCTCCACCTTTAGAAAACAATTCACTGGCTGCAGCCAAAAGGGTATTCGGAATCTTGCCTTGTTTGGCTAAAACAAGCATACTCGGTCTACGAACACGAGCGACAAAAGGCTGCCCTTCTGCAAAATCAGGGAAACGAACAATCGTACCAGCAGCATAACTCTGCAAGTCTGCCAATGTAGTGATATTCATCGGAGTATCACAATTCACCGGCTTAACTTGCTGAGACTGAGGTGTCATCTGACTTCCAAGCTGACCACTCACAACTCCATTATTATTTCCATACGTGTTATTATCCATGCTTCTCACTTTTCCTTTCATTTACTTAAGCTTCAAGAGTAGGAAGCTCAGTTACATAGCTAATGTCATAAGGTGCTTCGCCATTCTTAGGCGCAGAGTTAATGGTATACTCAGGAACACGGAATGCACCGTCTTCAGACCCAAACGCTACAGGAACACCTTGACAGTTAGGATACGTAATCTTCTCATACTGAACAATCTGGCCAGAAGCATCATACTGAGCAGAATATACATTCAGCTTAAACACTTCACCCTTGTCGGAAGAACCGGCAACAGGAGGGGTGTAACCAATAATCTTGGTCGGGTCCGTCAGGTCATACTTAATAGTACCACCTTGAAGAATCAGAACAAGTTCAGGATTGAAGACGTTGTCTGTAAGAGTAATCTCATTACCAGTAATGGTTGTAGTCTTCGGCTTTTGAGCGCGAAGGATGCCCTTTACAACCAGCTTAACGGCATCTTCTTCTTCAATCTGAGGCTCGACTTCAATTTTATTTGCAGTGTCAAATTCTCCATCTGCGGTTTCGATTGTAACGAGGCAACAATCAATAGTTGCAATCTCAGCTTTAGACTTTTTAACAGTACCAGCCATCGTTATTTTCCTCCTTATAGAATCTTATAGAATTTTCTTGTGATTCTTGTATTCAATGCTAATCATATGAGCCTTATAGCTATCATCATAATAACTCGGGGTCTGACTACCATATGGCATAATCATAGGCTCCAACCCCTTCATCGCTTTTTTAACTTCTTGAACCATTGGCTCAAGTCTACTGTAATTCTCTTTCGGCACATAACACATAACTGCATACAAGTCATTGTCGGTGCTAAATGATAGATGTTTCGTAGATCCGTCATTCTTCACAACAATGTACTCTTTGGTACATTCACCAACCTTTGTGCTTGGAGAATAAACATCAAATCCTGCTTTCTTCAAATGATTATATATGTCCTGCCACCTTGAACCAGCATATTCAAAATTTGCATCAACCATGCTTATCACCTCACAGTTTCAGTTTGCTCATAAGATTGTCAAGGTCACTTACGATTCTTGGGCCTTCCTCTCTAATTGTTGGAGCAATAATCGCATAGTTCTTTTCATGCGCAAGCTCAAGCCAAATACCGTAATCTACACCATGAGCAAGTGTAATACGAACTATGGTCTGACTTGGTTGCGATACTTTTGCATTCAGCAAAGCTTTCGCCATACCAGTTCTATCGGTCCAAGGACGATTCATTTTCATCTTTGCTTGTAGCTCACTCGCTTTAGTTGCAGAGTACATCAAAATAACTGCACCAAGTTTTGTTCCCATCTTGTCAAGATTTTTCTTCAACGTACTTTCATTGTAATTAAGCTGGAACGCCACTGTCAACCACCTCCAATGAAATATCAGAGATGAGATTCCACTCTTGAATATTCACAACACCTGTGACTTTGAATGTCTTGGCATTGATTGTAACAGTGTCACCAACTACCAAAGCTAAACGAGCGGCATCTTCATACAAGCACAAAATCATCGGAATTTTCTTTGTACGAACCTGAGTTGTGTCTCCAGTCGTAACTTGGACACTGCTATTTTGCTCGTGATACAATCCTCGAATTGTGCCAACCACAATAGGCTCACCAACCGGCTCCCCAAAGTCATTCACGCCAAACCTCTTAAACTCGTAATCAATACCGCTTCGCTTTAACTCTCTTTTGATTTTATATGCTTCAAACTGAGTATTTATCATCTTGGCGCCTCCTATTCATTGAGGATGCCTGAATTAAACGGTTTGAAGCGAGATGCCAATCGCTTAAAATAAGCTGAAGTATCTTGTGTGGATAAACCACTGACAGATATTGTAGAATCTTCAGACTTAATAATAAGCATCTCATAAATGGTAGCATTTACGTTACCATTATTTTTATCCAAATAATACTGGAAGTCATCTTCTTCAAAATAAGGTGACTGAGCCTCTCGTACTTCTTTCTTAATTCTTTCAATATCCGTCATAAGCTCACCTCTTACTCACCGTCAATAAAAGACTTAATAATCTCCTTAGCTTCGTTGGCGTTCTTAGTACCGGAGATGTCAATCTCTTTGATAGCTGCAAAACGCTTTACCTCTCCCTTATTCCACTGAGAAATAGGCTTTTCGAGAATCTCTTCTACAAAAATCTCATCCTCAGATTTTTCAGGAACATCAGGCGCTTCAGGAGCTTTAGCTTCAGCCTTTTCATCAATCAGTCTATACCCTTGACGAGAATAAATCCCATCAAAGGCACCTCTTGTTACTTCAAACACATTCACACTATTCGTAATTTTAACCATAGTTCAGCCCTCCTTTACTTAGACTGCAGTAGTGTCCAGAATGTAAACCTGGTCAGCAGCTTCAAAAGAAGGCAGACAAATCATAGAAACTATAGTCTCAACCTGAACAGGGTCAGCTTTCTGAACAGTAGTAACGGCAACACCGGTATCGGTAATAGATACATTTGCAACAGAACCGGACATGAGGTCAGATTCAGCAGGAGTAGTACCAAACCAAGTCTTACCAAGGTCACCGTCAGGGAACATAACGAAAGTGTTTTCAGGCATGAACTTAGCAGTCTGTTCGTTCTCATCCTTGTAACGCTTATCGTTAACAACAACGTCGATTTCAAGCTCGTCCATAATGTACTGACGAAGCTGCTTATCAGAAACAGCACCAGCACCATTTGTAAGAACGAAGATTGCCTTCTTAATCTTTTCGTTGTTGCGAATGTCTCTCCAAGTCTTGCCATCACACATAGCACGAGTGATAACAGCGCCAGTCTCATCTTGAATTGCTTCCTTAGCAACACGAATATCCTCAATAGGGTCAGAATTAGCGTGGTCAGACCAAGATACAGCAGCATTGCCTTTATGAGTTACACCATAGTCAAAAGTAAAACTCTGACCATTTGCAGCCATAGAAATAATACCAGTAGTGAGTGCCATCATACGCATTCTCTCACGAGAAGCAGCAGCACCACGGAGCAGACGAGTTTCATCGTCAAAAATCTTATTCATGACAGAATCAATATAAGCCTGGTTGCCAGTCTCAAGAACAAGATTGAGTTCCTGACGAAGCTCTTCATCGATATAAGTAGATTCCTTAAAGTAAGGCATTTCTGCAGTGAGCTTATCAAAGCCAATACGTGCACGAGGAATAGCGTGCGCATCAAAAGCAGAAGTCTTAAGTACGATAGGGAGGCCTTTAGAACCCTTAATCCATTTAAGGGAGATACCTCTCTTCTTATCATTTGGAAACAGTTCCTCACAAGGATAAGGAGCTTCATCCTGAGTGAGCTCTTCCCAATATGCAACGAGTTCAGTACTCTGCATCAAATCAAAAATAGTCATCTCTTATTTCCTCCTTCTCTTACGCCTTCATGAACGTAATCTGCTTAGAAGCTCCAGTTGCACCAACTGCAGTAGTGATTGCAGTAGCAACATCGGAATCCACACGATTCACATTCACAAAACCAAAAATCAAAGCAGTGCCATTGGCATTGCCGTCAGTTACATCAACGTCATGCAGAACAACTGCATTCATTGCCGTAGTACCGTCAGCCTTAGCAGCTGCAGTCTGAAGATTCATCAAGTCAACCTTGATAGGGGTACCTGCCTTTACGATTTTCTTGTTACCTACGGTAACACCAAGAGTCTGAGGCACGATACAACCAACAGAGCTCTGAAGTTCAACATTAGCAAGAATCTGCTTAGTTGCAGTCAGAGTAGTCTTAGAAATACCACTACGATTCAGCATTCTTATATACCTCCATATTGTTTATTATATTATTTGTTATTGCCCCAGTAGCTGGACTTTTTACCAGTACCACGGCGCTGTGCAGCAAGACGAGCACCAAGACTTTTTTCTTCCTTACCTTTGTCTTCCTTAGAAGCTTTAATAGAAGAACCAGTTCCCTTCTGACCAATCTTGCCTTTTCCTTTGTCCTTTTCATTCTTGTCATCATCTTCGGATTCACCGAACCAAACAGGGTACTTAGTCTTAAACTCGCCGATGATAGTCTTCAGGTCAGAATCTTCGGTCATCTTTGCAAGTGCAAGAGTAACCACATCTTCCACATACTGAGTTTTTACACCCAACATCATAGCTTCAGCTTTAGCTTCTGCAACCTGAGCTCTCCGTTCGGCTTCGTTCATCTTTGTCTGATTTTCAGCATCCTTTTCGACAGCCTTCTGCTCATCAGTCTTCTGGCTTTCGATAAGTGCCTTAACCATTGCAAGCATCTTGGAGTCCTTAGGGTCAATACCCAATTCCCTAAGAGCAGCACTGCGACCCTGATTCTTTTCACGAGTCATCATCTTGTTTACCTGCTCCTGAGTAAAAGTCTTACCAGACTTACCCTTATCGTCTTCACTTTTGTCCTTACCAGATTTATCATCTTTACCGGACTTTCCAGAATCATCCTTATTGTCGTCCTGGTCCTCAGTGTTCTCGTTCTCTTCAATTTCCTCATCAGTGAGGTTGTTCTTTGTTTCTTCAGCCATTTTGATTTTTCCTCCTTTTTCCATGATTCTCATGGTAGATATTTTATAGTTCGTTCCTTTTGATTGTTTTCAGACGCCACAAAGGTAAACGTCCCTGGGAACATCTTGTTCACTTTATCTACGTATTCTTCAAGACGTTGTTTCTTTCGGAATACCATAAAATTTAGTATTCTTGTCATTTTCTGACTCATACTGAAAACCTCAACACAAAGTCAGAATCCATTTCATTGTCGTGAATCAACTTACCAGTGTATTGTTTCATAAGATTCATCCTGTAGTCAGACAGGTTCTGTCGAGCTTTCTTGAATTTTGCTGATTGCTTTTGTGGAATTTCTTTGCCCTTTTTCTTTGCCACAGCAAGTTTTACAAACTGTCTGGAAACTTCCTTAAGTTTATTAAGCGATGTTACGTCATCAATCTGGACGTAATGGCGTCTGCCACACTTAGGGCAATCGTAATACGTGAGAAATATTGATTGCCCATTCACATTGAACTCTTTCTTGTGAGTTATCGAGTGCGCGGCTTCACCTGAAGTAATCTCAAACTTCTGTTTGCAATCTTCACATTCAACCATTAAGGACATTCGTTCTCGATTGATTTCACTCATTGAATGTTCCTCCTTATTTTGTTTTGGTCTTCACAACCACTTGTATATATTATATCATATTTTTCATAGCTTGTACATATTTTTTTTGAAAATATTTGAATTATTTTTGAACTTATTTTTTATGTGTATCAAAACCTTATTTTGATGTATATTCTCCAGAGGTCCAGATTTAAACCAGAATGAATCTTTTAGAATAAATAATATAAATTATTATATAATAGATTCTGAATCAATCTGATTTACTCTAGAATTATTTGGGAACATTCTGAATTATTATGGGTTAGTTTACTTTGTATCATATTCAAGTCAGGTCTATTTATCAAAGCACATGGTATAGCTCTTATCAAACTTAATTAGGAAGAGGGCTCTTGCCCTCACCTTTTTGCTTAGTTACCAATCAAGTGCTATGTCTAACTCTTCCTCAGTTAAACCATCAGACTTTGCCATTGCAACCACTATTTCCATCGCCCAATCAATAAACATTCCTTCAGGACTTTTGCTTTCATTTCCTGTGTAAGCTTCATAAAGCTTTTTAAGTTGAGCATCACTACTTCCTCTCAAGATGTAGTAGATTGCTTCGTAGTTTTTGAATTTTCTCATTTTCATCTCTCCTAAGAATTTATTTAAGGTATTTACCTTATGATATTATTATACTATATTACTTGGTAGTTGTACACTTTTATTTATAAATTGCATTAATTATTTATTGTTTTTATTAAAGTTTGAGTTAGTTGCTACGCCTTCATATCCAAAGTTGCCTGCAAATTCATCAATCTCAGGATATGTCCCATCAGGACTATTG